CCAGCGTGAGCCAACTGCGTCCGTATCAGTCGATGATGCGGCGGGTAGATGACTGGACGCCGCCAGAGCTTCAACAGCCTGGTGCTCCGACGGTTCCATTTGAAATGGAAGCACCTTTTGCTGAGGCCCAGCCCGAGGTAATTGCTGCTTGGCAGGAAGCCTGGGAGGCCATTCCACCCGACAAGCGCGACCGCAAAGGCGAGGCCCGTCCGCCGACCGAAGCCGAATCCAAGACTTTTCTAAACCGCAAGGAGGGGCTGAAACAGCTGAAGCAGCGCGAAGAGCGCGAGATCGAGGAGGCCAAGCAGGAGGCGCTCACTGTTGGGCAAAAGCCTGCCGACCCCGAGCGTCAGGCCAAAGCTGCTGCTCCACCAAAAGCAACCAAGAAGCCGGCGCCACCCAAGAAGTCGGCTGAGGAGCTGGAGGCAGAGCGCCGCCAGTTCCAAGTGCAGCAGGACGTGCGGGACTACCGCCTAAAGATGAACAATCTGCAGCAGTCGGCTGAATCGCTGGAGGCCTTCATCAAGAACACCCTGGCCCGCGAAGGCTCAGAGTCCTACCTGCGGGAACTTCGCCAGCAGGACATGGGCATCTACTCCGTCAGCGATGACATCAAGAAGCTCCGCGATGCAGTGGTGGTCTGCCAGTCCATCTACAAGTTGATCACTGAGCCATACGTTGCGCCTCAGCCAATCAGCCGTCGTGAGGTTGATCCATGTACTGCATCTGTTGACGTAGAGGCCGTGGCATGAGCGATTACCAGGCATTTCTAGAACAAAAGCAACACACCGGCGCTGATCATGGCTTCGAGCCAGTGTTCATGCCGCCGCAGCTCTTTGACTTCCAGCAGGCCCTCGTGCAGTGGGCCGTGCGCAAGGGCCGTGCCGCGATCTTCGCTGATTGCGGCTTAGGCAAGACCGCCATGCAGCTCACGTGGGCTGAGAACGTGGCCCGTCACACCGGTCGCCCGGTGCTGATCCTGACCCCACTGGCGGTCGCTGCGCAAACCATCCGCGAGGGTGAGAAGTTCGGCATCGAGTGCCACCGCTCCAGCGATGGCAGCGTGCCGGGACGGATTGTGATCACCAACTACGACAGGCTTCACCTGTTTGATCCTGCTGATTTCGGTGCGGTTGTCTGCGACGAATCGAGCATCCTGAAATCGTTTAGCGGCTCCACCAGAAAGGCGATCACTCGCTTCATGGCCAAGATGCCGTACCGGCTGCTGTGCACGGCAACAGCTGCGCCGAATGATTACACCGAGCTGGGCAATTCATCTGAAGCGCTGGGTGAACTGAGCTACAGCGACATGCTGCGCCGGTTCTTTGCACAGCTGGATGACAAGGGCCAGAAACGCGAAGAGCGCCTGCAAGAGTCAGCCGAAGCGATGATCAACGCCAACGCTAACTACTACAAAAAGCTGGCGTTCAGGGTGTCGCAGACTATCGGCCAGTGGCGCCTCAAGCATCACGCCCGCGAACACTTCTGGCGCTGGGTGGCCAGCTGGGCTAGGGCCTGCCGGATGCCGTCTGACCTGGGCTTTGCCAACGATGGCTTTATCCTGCCGCCGCTGGTCGAGCGCGATCACATCATTGCACCGGCCACCCCGCCAGAGGGGATGCTTTTTTCGATGCCGGCCTTTGGCTTGGCGGAAGAACGCGAGGAACGGAAACGCACCATTCAAGAGCGATGCGAGTTTGCGGCACAACTGGTAGACCACGACCGCCCTGCCGTGATCTGGTGTCATACCAACGCCGAAGGCGACTTACTGGAGCAGCTCATCCCAGGCGCTGCGCAAGTTGCTGGCCGCACGCCAGACGACCGAAAAGTAGAGCTGTATGAGGCCTTTGGTGATGGTCGTCAGCGGGTGCTGGTGATCAAGCCGAAGATTGGCGCTTGGGGCCTGAACTGGCAGCACTGCGCCCATGTGGTGACATTTGCCAGCCATAGCTACGAGCAGCACTACCAATCGGTTCGCCGCTGCTGGCGGTTCGGCCAGCAGGGCACCGTTCACCTTGACGTGATCGCCACTGAAGGCGAGGCCAGGGTGCTCACCAACATGCGCAGCAAGGCTGATCGAGCGTCCGCCATGTTTGAGGAACTGGTGGCGCAGATGAACAATGCCACCACGATCAAGCGCACCAATCTCTACACCACTACACCGAGGCTTCCGCAATGGCTGTAAAGGATCAGCTCATCACAGACAACTACGCCATCTACAACGGCGACTGCATTGAGGTCATGCAAGGACTGCCCGATGCGTCGGTGCATCTCACCGTCTACTCCCCGCCGTTTGCTGGGCTGTATCAGTACAGCAGCGATGATCGGGATATGTCCAACTGCCTGAACTACGATGAGTTTTTCACGCACTACGGCTATTGCCTGGATGAAATCCAAAGGGTGATGATGCCCGGCAGGATTTCGGCGGTGCATTGCATGGACATTCCGCTGAGCAACGCCGGCTGCGATGCCATGTTTGATCTACCTGGCCGGATCATCCGAGAGCATGAGGCCCGAGGGTTTGCCTATGGCGGTCGTCGGGTGATCTGGAAGGAGCCGCTAATGGTGCGCAATCGCACCATGATGAAGAGCCTCCATCACAAGACGCTCTGCGAAGACTCAACTCGCAACAGCATCGCTAACGCTGACTACCTGCTGATGTTCCGCCGCAAGGGCGAGAACCCGGTGCCCGTAACCCATGAGGTCGGACTGATGCACTACAGCGGTGAGCGCACGGTGCCGCATGACCTCATGGGCTTTCGCGGCATGAAGGGTGATCAGAAAAAGAATCAGTTCAGCCAGTGGATCTGGCGGCAGTATGCCTCCAGCGTTTGGGATGACGTGCGGATTGACAACGTGCTGCAGTTCCGCGGCGCCAAGGACGGCGAAGACGAGAAGCACGTGCACCCGCTGCAGCTGGATGTGATTGACCGAGCGGTCGTGATGTGGAGCAACCAAGGCGAGACCGTCCTGACCCCATTCATGGGTGTCGGCAGCGAGGTCTACGGGGCAGTGCAGGCCGGCCGCCGTGGCATCGGCATCGAGCTGAAGCCCAGCTACTACCGGCAGGCGGTGCGCAACCTGGAGATGGCCGGGAGCGTTGAGGTCAATGCTGATCAAACGGAGCTCGATCTATGACCCTCCGCCCCTACCAGCAGCAGCTGGTGACTGACATCCGCTTGCAGTACCAGCTGGGCAAGCGCAGCGTGCTGGCGGTGCTGCCCACTGGCGGTGGCAAGACCGTGTGCTTTGCCTACATCGCCGATGCCGCCAGCCGCAAAGGCAATCGCGTGCTGATCCTTGTGCATCGCGCGGAGCTGCTGGACCAGGCCAGCCGCAGCCTGCCGATGCACCACGGCATCATCGCCGCCAATCGCGCCATGGACTTGAGCCATGCGGTGCAGGTGGCCAGCGTGCAAACCGTGGCGCGGCGGCTGCACCGGCTGCCGCGGGACATGTTCCAGCTGATCGTGGTGGACGAGGCCCACCACACCACGGCTGGCACAACTGCAGCAGTGGTGGAGCACTTCAACACCGCCAAGCTGCTGGGGGTGACAGCAACACCGATCCGCGGTGATGGCCGCGGCCTTGGCGAGCATTACCAGGCCATGGTCGAAGGCCCGAGCGCGCAATGGCTGACTGATAACAGCTACCTAGCGGCTGCGCGAGTGCTGGCACCGCCTGGATTCAGCGCTGCCGGGATGCGCAAACGGATGGGTGACTTCGACCAGCGGGATGCTGAGCAGCAGGTGCGGGCAATCCACGGCGACTGCGTTAGCCACTACCGCCAGCACCTGAGCGGTCAGACCGCCATCGCGTTCTGCTGCAGCGTCGCTCATGCTGAGGCGGTGGCTGCATTGTTCCTGCAGGCTGGTATCCCGGCCGCCAGCATCGACGGCAGCATGGATGCCACCACGCGCCGCCAACTGCTGAGCGACCTTGGCAGTGGCCGCATCAAGGTGCTCACCAGCTGCGCGCTGATTGGCGAAGGCGTGGACGTGCCGAGCGTCGGGGGCTGCATCATGCTGCGACCCACGGCCAGCGTGGGGCTCCACCTGCAGATGATCGGCCGGTGCCTGCGGCCATCCGGCAGCAAGGTGGCTGTGGTGCTTGACCATGTAGGCAACTGCCTGCGGCTGGGCCACCACCTGGAGCCGCGCGAGTGGACGCTGGAGGGACTGAAGAAACAAGACCGCGAGAAGGCGCCATCGGTGAAGGTCTGCCCCAAGTGCTACGCCGCAATGGCCAGCCAGGCGCGGGTGTGCGGCGAGTGCGGGCATACCTTTGCCGCTGAGGTGCGCGAGCTGGAGCA